TTTTTTGATATCTGACTGAATGGCCTTGGCAGCTTTAGGTGTTCCGTGGGTGAAATATGTTGGTCCCTGGATGTGGTGAGGTGGCTGGATTTTGAACTTGTTGTTCCTAGTGTGGACAACATTAAACCCCAGCCTTTCCAGCTCTCTAAAGAGTCTTTTAATTATTTTGTCTCCGTGGTTCCGTGCCATTTTGTCCCCTTATCGCCTATAGGTTGTCAATTGCTGTCAGTAGAACCCTACGGGTGTGCGGGCAAATATGCAACCATTGGTATAGGATTTTTTTATGGCAGACCAAGAACAGTGGGATCTCGTAAAAATAGCCGAAATAAAGGCAAAAATTGATTACCTATCGTTCAAGATCGGCGTCTACGAACAGTACCTGAGAATTGTCGAGGAGGGCAATCCGAGCGATTTGCGACTCGGGCAACTCCTATTTAACGCCCTCGCGGCAAAAGAGCCGGCAGTTGCCAGCATTCTCAGGGGAAGCCAGTTTGACCCTTTTTACAAAGATGCTATTTCTCCGCTAACCGATGAACATATCTCAGGGCTATGGTCGCAGCTACCGAGATATTCGGAGAAGTGGGTTGTGCGGTAGCCACGAAATCTGTAGCCTCACAATCACACCTAATAAAGGAAGGTAAATTGTGCCAAAACAAACGAGTGAGTATTTGAAGTTAATTAACAATGGAGCAGGTCGGTCGCGTCGCAAAGCATTGACAGCACAAGAAATTCGTGATCGCAACGAAGAGCAAGCTCAAAAGAATCGTGTTCGTCAGGAAGCTCGACGACGTGCGCTAATGGTTCTGCAGCACAGGTATCCAGATGAATACGCCTCTCTGTATTCAGCTGAACAGGATATCCTCCAGCAAGAATCCAAAACAGCGAATAAAAAATAAATCAGACATGCTTGTATCCGAGATATTGGAAATCAGACGAGCAATGATCGAATTCGTCAGGTCAAACATGAAAGATGTCAAATCTCTCCGAGTCTCTATTGACGGAGTTAAAGCAGTAGCAGACGCAATAGCGAAATGCGACAAGACATTTGACAAACACAACTTCGTCAATCATGTCGTAGATGCGGTTAGGCCAGTGGTTGCTTCGGATTGGTTTAGGTAATGAACAACAAGGTAAATGTCACCCTAAAACCCTACGAGTACGCAATGGCCCTTGATGTCGCTCGACGCCGAATGTGTTCATCAATAATGAACAGCAGTAAAAACAACCACGGGTTTGTGGGTCATGGTTGGGAAGAAAACATGGAAGGAGCTTGTGCGGAATTAGCAGCCGCCAAAGTCCTGAATGTTTACTGGGACGGATCCAACGAGACATACAAAGAACCAGACATTGGTGATTTTGTGCAAGTTAGGTGGGCAAAACCACACGGATATTCTTTGATCGTCAGGAATGCGGATCCTTCAGAGCATGCATACGTCCTGGTCACTGGTTCGTGCCCTGACTATGTAGTGCACGGATACTTGTATGGAGAAGATGCAAAACAGGACAAATGGATCAAAGGTCCAAACGGTAGACCGGCAGCCTTCTTCGTGCCAAACGAGAATCTTTTGCCAATACTTGATCTTGTTGATAAATTTGAATCACAGTTCAAGTATTCTGTGAACAAGAGTAGGTGAGGTAGCAATGAGCGGCGATTTTTGGAATCACTTAAACACAGGACTGTTGTTGGCAATTTTTGAAGCTGTTCGCATTTTTGGTTACGATCAGATTTCTAGAAAATATGCTTTCGGTTGGATTTTTGTAATTGCGAGGATCCCTGTGTATTTGTTCGTCTGTATCGTGGCTGGATTGTGGCCGATATTGATACCTCTTGCAATTTGGGCATATAGCGATATTTCTTCATGTATTCGTTGGATCAAGGTTTGGGCTAATCCAGAGCCTTTCTAAACACGAGTAGTTGTTGTACTAGTCTCTATTTATGGCTCAAAGCAAAAAAGGTGGTCCGCAACAAAGGACCAGGAAACACCCCCAGACTGGGCAGGTCGAAATAGTTGCAGGCACAAAAGCTGGCAAGAAGCGCAATCGCCTTCCATTCGGACATCCATTAAGGACTCATGATATTCACGGTCCAGTGGGTAAAAAAAAGAAAAACAATGTGACCAGAGACAATGAAGATTAATGATTCCATAAAACACCTGGTATTGCCTTTAGGGAAATTGATTCCATTGGATGGAAACCCCAGAAGAGGCAACATTGATGCAATCACCTCTTCATACCGAGAGTTCGGTCAAGTAAAGCCAATAGTTGTGCGGCCGAACGGTGATGGAACATTCACCGTAATTGCCGGCAACCATCAAGTTCAGGCAGCAAAAAAATTGGGCTGGCTTGAGATAGCTGCTGTGCAAATGGATGAAGACGATAAAACAGCGGCTGCTTTTGCGATCGCGGACAATCGAACCAGTGAGTTGGGCTCCGTGGATGTTGTTGACCTTATGTCTTTTGTTTCAGAAATTAAAGATGACTTTCCGTCTCTGATCGAAGATCTAGGTTGGGACGATTTTGAGTTTGCGGCAATGGAGGAATGGACAACTCAGAACGCCGAAACGGACGAACCACGTGGCTACATTGCTCCGGTGATCGTTCAACCTGTAGATAACGAAAACACCGAGGATACATTGCTTCATGTTTCCCCGAATCCGATTGATCTTGATGACAAGGACACTGTAACGAGGGGCGCCGCGTCGGCCAGCACAACACAAAAATCTATTGTTCAGTACACACTAGTTTTTGACAGTTCAGACCAACAAAGAAAATGGTATGACTTTGTTAGATATTTGAGGTCTTCGGCTGTCTATTCCGGTGACACAACAGCTAGCAAAATTATTGACTTTATTGAGAGTCACGCAGAATTTTAACAATCTGCTCTCCAACCCATTTAGCCACAGGTGAGGCAACTCCATTTCCCGCCTGCTTATAACGGTGAGTATCGGCTTGTTCTTTTCCGTCAGCCCTGTATCGCGTGTGAAAATCCCCCCACCCCATTAATCGCTCGCATTCAAGGGGTGTAAGTCTCCTGACAACCATATTCTGTATTACTCCATTTGACTGTTTTGTTCCAGCCCTAAGCGAATGATGTATGCCGTTTTCAGCGATTGTATCGTTGTACTCGTCATAGGGAATTGCGTTAACCGCTAGATTTTCTTCACTGCCTGAAGTGACGCCTTCATTTAAATCTTTTGTTTGCGCAACCATTGGCGTGTTGAGGCCGCCAGTTCCCATAAAAGCTGTCAATGTATTTACTGTGTCTCCCTGTAAGCGAACTCCATCTTGTCTGTGAGCGTGAAAAACAATTGATTGATCGTCGCTACTGTAAACAACTGTCGGCGATTGTTGCGTGGATTTCAATGTTGGAGAATGTTCCGTAAAAACATTTGCGTTTGATCCGAACTGGGTATCAAAAGAAAAAATTTCTCCATCTTCAACAATCAATTTATTTTCCGCGACATATTGGTTCCCAACACCCTTGAAATCCCGGGCCTGTAGAGTTCCGATTAGGTCCTGATATGTTTCAGTTGTCGTTTTGATGCTGTCAGTAAGAATTGTTCCTGGTCCTTTGGCGTCGCGAGCACGCAAGGTGAGAGCTTTGTCTGTTTCTTGCCATTTGGCAAAGCCGCTGTTTTCGTATGCGACTACGTCCTGTTCGCTACTTCCTCCAAAGCTATTCGCAGCTTCTGCGGTAGCACTTTGTTTCGGCGATCTGCTCTTCTGAGAATGCCTTCGCACGCCTTCTTTGACAGGTAGTAACGGGATGGGACTTCGTTCTGCGGCATCAGAATCGTATGTAGCGCACACGAAGACGCGGCGTCTACGTTGGGGGATTCCGAAATACTGTGCATCGAGGACTGCCCATTCAATCGCCACTGCCCCTGATTTAGCCATTTCATCAATGACGACTCCGAAGTCAGCGCCTTTGTTGGAAGTAAGTGCTCCGGGCACATTTTCCCAAATTGAGACTCTTGGATATCTTCCATTAGTTTCCTCTCTAATCTCGTTGATAATTCTGATACCTTCATGGAATAGCCCTGATCTGCCACCATCAAGCCCAGCACGCTTTCCAGCCACGGAGAGGTCCTGGCACGGGCTGCCCCATGCAACAACATCTATCTCTGGTGAATGAGAAAGCACATGCTTCCCGGTAAGAGTGGTTATGTCTCCCCATTTAGGAACATCCGGCCAATGCCTGCCCAAAACCGACTGGCAATGTTGATCCCATTCACATTGGAAAACTGTTTCCATTCCGGCTGCTTCAAGACCGAGGTCGAAACCTCCGACGCCTGAAAAGAGCGATAATAATTTGGGTTTGGCCATTCCCGTATCCTATCCACTGTTTGGTTGTGGCGCAAGTGTTTGTTTATGGCCGGCTACTGCGTATAGTACATATGTGCAAACTTTCCTGCCCTACGACAACATTCACCTTTCAGCCCTTTGCCTTGATATGAAACGGCTAGGAAAACAGAGGGTTGAAGTACTTCAAATATTAAATACCCTGACTGGAAATTCGTCGGGATGGGTTAGTCATCCAGCAGTTAAAATGTGGAAAGGGCACGAGGCGGGATTGAGCGCATACGGAGCTGAAGTCTGTCGAATATGGAGAAAAATAGGCTACAAAGATACATGCCTGTCAAAGATAATGGCTCTTGTTTCACCAGACCCAAACGATTTACCTTCTTGGTGGGGGGATGCTCGCTTACATGACAGCCATAAAGCAAACTTGTTGCGCAAACATCCAGAGTTTTATTCAAAATACGACTGGGATGTTGACCCAGGAACCGAATACTATTGGCCGTCAATGGTTAAGATAGCGAGCTCATCGTGACGAGACAAAGACTATTTCTTGATACAAGTTGCGTTGACGCAGCTAGAGAAAGGATGCGTCATGTTTATGACACCTTTGACACTGTGTGCGTTCAATTTTCTGGCGGTAAAGACTCAACTGCCGTTCTTTACCTTGCCAAAGAAATACACGAAGAGCGAAATCTTGGCCCAGTAAAAGTAATTTTCAGAGACGAAGAAATGGTTAGCCCTTCTGTGGTTTCCTTCATCGAAGAGGTTAGAAATTATGACTGGGTTGATATGGAATGGTACTGCCTTCCACAGGGACAGGAAATCTGGGTTCTTGGAAGACGTGAATACTGCCTTCTGTGGTCGGAGCAGCGGCGCATTGATAATCGTTTAGTGAGGGATGTACCCAAGCATGCGATCACCGCCAAGCATTTTGGATTAGACCCCTTCACGGCGATTCCGGAGTCAATTGACTATTACACGATGCAGGGGAAAAAAGGAAGAACCGCTTTCATCATGGGTGTTAGGGCAAACGAATCAATGATGAGATATAGGTCTTGTGTTCAGAAATTGCATGAAAGCTACATTGTCACTCCGTACAAGATGAAGAAAAACATACCTCTGCGATTTGCAAAAGTGATATACGACTGGACAACGGATGATGTTCTTAAATATGTAATTGACGAACACAAAGCTTCCTATTGCGAGTATTACGATTTGGCAGCACTCACCTCAAGTAATTCTCGTGTCGGAATACCGTTACACGCGGTCGCTATTCGGCGGATTGGTGATGTGATCGCAACTGAGCCAGAATTCTATGATCGACTAGTTCACTGCTTTCCCCACATTGACGCACAGAGGCTCTGGTGGAAAGATTTCAATGTTGAGGCGTACATCATGAGATATGCATCAATCGGATGGGATGGTGTCAGGTCGTGCATAGATGAGAATGTTTTAACCCCAGGACTTCATCGTAGGGCGATGGCATTTGCGTCGGAGTTTAGAAAAAAACACGCAAAAGATCCAAACGCTTACCCGCTTCACTGGCTGATAAGAAACATAATTTTGCACGAATTTCATATAACGGCAGTGAATCCCATAGGCCCAGGAACTAGGGCCTACGCAATACAGCAGGCGGAGATATTAACCGAGGCGAATGCCCTAGACATAAAAGATGATTTTATTTAACAACTTTTGTTGTCAGTGTTCCGATTGTTGGCAGCGTCGCAGATAAGCCAGATTTTGGATTTGAGATAGAGGCAAGTCGTTCTGACGATGTTGGTGAAGAAGATTTAACTGACGAGCTAACAGAATTTAGTTGCTGTTTGATTTCCATCAATTGCTGGGAAACGATTTTGAGTTGTGTCAAAATTTCCTCGATCTGGATGGACTGATCATCGGCTTTCATTTTGTTTTAAACTCACTCCAGGTTTTATCCCCTTCGCCGAAATAAGGTCGTGCCAGACCTGCTTGTACGATGTCCGTATTCAGTCGTGCCGAATATGGATCTTCCGGGTTCGGAGAGGAATAAACCTCAGCCAAGACACGGCCGTACTTTTCTGCTTTGTCAACCACGGTTCTTATGTATACAACTGGGTGACGCGTGAGCCAGTCTTTCGTAAAGTCTTTTGCTTTTATTCCCATAGCTTTTTCTGCCAAGTCTTTTGTTCTTGACTCAGGAGTATTTATCCCATATAGGCGAATTCGTGCTTTCATGTGCACGCTAAAACCAAGGTCAATCATCACATCAAATGTGTCCCCGTCAACGACGCTAAGGACTCTCGCTGAGTAGAAAAATCTTTCGTCTTTCATGTTTACCTCTCTTAAAACTTAGTCTGTGAACAGTTGTTTTTGGCGGACCAAAAGCCCTCATCTTTGAAATTCCAGCCATGTTCCACCAGGTTTTCATACATGGCAACAAGTGAGTCAAATTCGGTGCAAAGACCAAAAGCGAGAGCGGATTTGGCCATTTTGTATAAACGCACCTGCGACAACGATTGCGGAAGCTGGTCATTATTGATGTCTGGATTATCCAGCCAGTTCTTGGATTTGATATCCCACGCATATGATTGCGCCACCAAAGATATGGATTCGGAAACTGACTTCAAAAACTGTTTATTTTTTCTAAGTGATTTTAGGTTTTGTTCGGGCAAGTTGAATTCTTCGCCATACATGTGACTGGGCGAATTAATCGGGTAAGCCCACCAGTCGTAGTGTTCTGAGTGAAATTTGCGCCAGTCTTTGTCTGCGGTCCATTTTTGAAATTTTTCAAGTTGATCTGAATTTCGTTTTAATAAATTAATGTCACCACCATATGTTTTATACCTAGGGTCTTCTTTGTACTTTTCAAAACCGGTATCTTCAAATAGGCTCGGTTGTCTTCGATTGTTGCTTGGATAGTCTTCGCGAGCCGCACTTACCACTTCGGACATTGGGCTTGAATCCCAATCAAAATAGTCCTCTTCACTTAAGTATCCGCCTTTTGCCCAATATGCCATTTCAGCGAATCCATCCTCATCAAAATCTAAACCCCAAGAATCAATACCAGTTTCTTCTTCAAATGATTTTCGTACATCATCTTTGTCTAGGGATTCTATAAAGTCAAGATATTCATTGGTTTCTGGATTACCAAGTCCGTCAACGGTCCTCGATAGTTCCCAATCCTCAACTATTGCGTCAATGTGATCCTGGAAGGCCTGTTCCCTGTCCTCGCGTTCTTTCTCTGTTTCAAAAATTGGGTGATTGTCAGTTATCTCGGAACTCATTCTTCCGATCAAACCGTCAGGGCTGACCCCAGTGTCATTAAAGACCGCTTGCGACACCTGTCTTGCTGTCGCCGCTAAGTTGTCTTCCTCCATTTTGTCTTGCCTCAACGAGCGCTGATCTCTTTTTTGAGTTGCATTTTTCAGTATCTGTTGAACTCTTTGTCTGCTAAGTGCGTACCGCTTTGCAAGCTCGTCAAGTGTTGCGCCGGATGCTCTCATGTCAAGCATCTCTGTTTCTCTTTGTGTCTCGGATCTAGGCGGCCGTTTATTTAATTTTGGTGCATTGATATCTGCCGTCAACCAGTCCTCTCCCCACACCTGCATTGGGTGCATTCCTAAGCCGTTGGTTGCGAGTCTGTCTGCAGCAAAAGGATCAAGCGATGCATCATCTTGCATCATGCGGTCAATCGTTTCTGCGCTAACACCAAGAAGTGAAGCTCTTTGTGCTCTGTTTTTTTTCTTTAGGATGTCGGCTTCAAACAAGTTTGATGCTTTCAATAATCCACCCTTTTGAATATCTTCCGGGGATATGTTTGTTGGTCTCAGTGGCCTTGTTCTTGGCAAATCACTTGCAGGAGAAACTGCTTCTATCTTTAACGGCTTGTTCTTTGGGGTATCTGGCTTGTTCGGTGTTTTAGGTCTTTCGTACGGCGTCTGCTCCTGGACCAATCCGTCATTGTCGCCGTCTCTTGCGTTTGGGTCAAATCTGACTCCACGTATTGGTCCTATGCGCATATATAAAGATTACCTCATTGCCCTACATCAATTATTAGGTGAATTCTGTCGGTTTGACCCAAAT